TGCACGATCAGCAGCGTTATTGACTTCTTCAATCGCCTCCCGAAACGGATCTGCATTGTCGTCTCCACCCGGAATCTCCGGTTTAGATCTAGCTTTTACTTTTATCGAAAGACTGTGTTCTGTGCGCCCGCTAGTCGCATCCGTAAGATAAATCCATACGTATACAAAGTAATCCTGTAATTCCCCTTCATTTTCAAGTAGGCTATCTGGTATTACCACATCCGTCACTCCATCTTTCGTTGTGCCGATTCGTGGTATCGCCTGTCCTGCAGTTTTTTCTAACGAGAAGTGGATTTCTACCGCTTTCGGAAGATTCAGCCCTTGTATTCGCAACACTTCTCCGTAATTCCATTGTGACGCCCCGTACACAATCGGATGGCTGTCGTTTTTAAAATTTGCTATTACCATCCTTATCCCTCCTGATCTGTTAGGATTTCCCTTACCTGTTCTCGGATTTTCTCAGGTACATCTTCGATGCTCTTCTTTTCTTTTTGTATTAAATCTGCGTATACTCTTGCAATGTAGATCATTTCTGCACCCCCATTTCGTACAACTCACAGACGGCACCCTGCAGGTCTGTAATCTGCGTATTTGCATTTACTAAGGCTTCTTTTAACGCTGCGTTTTCCGTTTCCACTTCTGCTAGACGTTCTGCTGTTGTTTCTCCGACTTTCTCCATTGCAACTCCGTAGATTCCACCTGTGTACTCTTCGATTCTTAATAATTTTGTGTAGTTCTCATGCTCTGTAATGATCTGTTCTCGCTCGATGATTGTGATTTTCTTGCAAGCAAACTCGTCTTGAAATTTTGTCCGAAGTTCATCCTGTGTTGCACTAATTGTTTTGATTTGCAATAGGTTTCCTACAAGTTCTGCTGATTGAGCTTGTAGTTCTGTTGCGTCATTAAATTTTAAAATCATATTTTTCTCTCCTTTCTGCCTGATTCAGGCGATATCTGTTTAAAAAACAAAAGTTTGTTAGATTTATCTCTAAAAGGTAAAAGTGTCCAAACCGGAAACTACGGCAAACAGTGGAAAATCAATCAGACGGATTACTACTCCATTGGCGGTAAAGAATTGCTTAATCAAGATTCTGAACTGTATACCACACGGGAAAGTAAAATTACTGTTAAAAAGCCAAGCACATACCTAGCAATATTGCACTCCTATGCTTTTTCTACCAGTGGTGGTGGCACTCTTTGGGCAAAGATAACTGTAAACAATGCGGAAAGATTAATAAACGCTGCACGTTGCCAAGGATATGCTGGCGTAGATTTATGTGGAATTTTAAACCTAAATGCCGGCGATATTGTAGACGGATTGCTGTCTGCAACAGGAGATATTACATCCGAAGGTAAGGACACTTTTACTCTTATTAGATTGTAGATTATTTCCAGCGACCGACAACGTAAGCGTCTAAATAAGTCACATACTCTTGCTGTGTACCAATTTGTATTACGCAGCCATCTACAGCTTCTTTATTCGTGTTCAAAGATGGTCTTGCAGCCCAAATAACTCCGTTATTCATTGCGCTTGTTTGGATATTAAAAACCTCCGTTGCCTTTATTCCAAATCCAAAATTTCTGTACTGCGCATAGTACAGAATGGTATTTCCGATTTGCTTAAATGTAAAATCAGAGTTTTTGACTGATGATTTCGCCCAGGCTTCAAACGTTCCATTTGCGTATTTTTTTACATATCCAGTAGAGGACTTTATGATTTCGTACGATGTATCGGACAATCTTTTATTTATCTTAGACATGTTCATAAGTACATTAAATTCCTCTGTTACGCTCTCGATATTCAGCCCTTTCAGGCTTACGATATACAGTAGCATTTCATGCTTCATCGTTCCTTCTAGGATATTTCCTTTTTCTTGCGCCGGCGCAATAGCGGTTCCTGATGTTGGTGTACCTTTTAAGACTGCCAATTCTACTTTTTCAATTCCGGTATCTGCATTTTTTGTATATCTTGCAATTATTGCATCTTTTCTGTTCATGTTCTGCGCGCCATTCTCAATCGTCACATCCTCGTAGGTGTTTGGTTTTATCCTCCAGTGTCGCCCCTGCATTACCGCCTCGCCTTCTGCAATTCGTATCTTGTTATTACTTATGACTGTAGCTTTCATTTGCTCGCCTGCCGGCAGCACATAATCTTCCACTCCTACAATTCCAGCTTGGAATCCTCCTACATCGCCCGCATCTACATGCGGTTCATCGCCTAACCCAGTGATTAATTCTGTCGCCATTTTAATCATCTCCTTCTATTTTGTATTCTGTGCTTTCTGTTCCGTCTTCGATTTTAAGTATTTTACCAACTATCGGCTTTTTCACCGAAATTCCTGTAATGTAGTCTCGTCCACCTACAATATCTCCAATCTGCATCTCCGTTTCAATATCGTCATCGATATCCACTTTAAACTCTTTGGAATTCATGATTTCTTTAATACGTTCCATTCCCTTTTCAGTCAGCTCCGGTTCTTCTGCGCTACTGTAATCGTAGATGTCTGTGCGCTCATCTAATCCCGTAAAGTACTGTGTATTTCCAATGCTTCCATCTTTTTGTACATACAGATGTTTTACAAGCCTGTCTTTCAATTCTCCTTTACCCAAGCAGATGAGATGATTGATTCCGCCTTTATTCTCCGTTGCGGTGAATCGTAACTTCCCATCCTGGCTAAACTCTGCCTTGTCAGAAAAATCTGTTACTTGTACCGGTTGCAGTCTTACATAAGCGTCCCACCTAGTCTTTATGTAACGGATATCCAAGCGATAGTCTATGCTGCTTAACATTTTTTCCAATCCAGCGAGTAAGGTGCAATATCGGTCAAATTGAAATTGAATTTCTGTATCGTCCTCAGAAGACGGAACAGAAAAGAGGGAATCCAGTCCACACTCTACGACCAGTTCCCTCATAACATCTTCGACTCTTCCTTTTACGATCCGGTAATCTTCTCCGGCTTTTGGCTCGATGATTTTCTTTGCCAGCATTCCACGCCATGTATCTCCTTGTACATAGATGCTGTTTTCTTTTGTGCTACTCTTTATCAACGATACAATCCCGCCAAATTCCGTCCCTGTAATATACAAATAACATCCATAATCAATATCACCCGTCCAATCCGATCCCGAATACGAAAACCCGAAGCTGTTTTCACTTCCAACCGCAAAGTCTCCTTCTAGTTCTCTAGCCAAGCGAATTTCCTCTCTGTTTTTATTTGCTAATGTCACCATTCCGGTTTGCTCCTCTCTTTGTAAAGCGTGATATCCCAACCAAAATCTCCACTCCATAGCACGTTGTGATTACCGGGCGGTATCGGACGGAATACACTATTTTTAAAGCTGCGGTTGTCGTATTCATTTGCAATCGTTCCATCTGCAAGCGTTCTTGTGACAGTGTTTTCCTGGCTATCTACCACAAGATACTCATTCGTTTCAATCGTCGTATATACTTGATACGGATATCCACCTATATTTATAACCGGATCTACCGCCGGACCATATATGACCAATTTGAAATTCACATCTGTATAATGATCATTTTCAAGTGTGGAAATTCCCTTTTGCTGGCTGGTAAAATTGAACGGAAAATTAAATGGAAAGTTTAAAAAAACATCGCCTTCACCACCGGAATATATTGGGTATGATAGAAATTTTTCTTTGATCCAAAATGGTTTTGCTGTTATTATCCCTATTTCGTAATCTGTAGTATAAAAGTCCTCCTCATATTCCTCTGCTCTTCCCGAATAGCAAAAACACCAAATGTATTCATCTCCGACAAATACCCTTCCTGGAGTTTTTCTAGCAATATCTCCTTCAAAGATTCGATGCATCTCATTTAGAGTCTGCTGCATTTCTTCCTTGCTATCCGCAAAAATAGATAACTCTATTTTTTTCTTTTGTAATTTCATGTAAAGTTCTAATATTTTTTCCTTATGATTACTTGTTTCTTTTATTTCGCTTTGCCATTCGTATGATTCGAATTCTTCTAAGTTTTGTATCATGCATGGCCATCTATTTAAAATTACTTTTTCGTCGTAAAAATTTTTATAATAGATATCCATTTACATTACCTCCATTATCATTCGTCGGAATTCTCTCTCTCCAACTTTGTTTACTATTTTTATCTTGCTGCATGCATACGCTAACTTATCGTAATCAATTTCTTGCGCTCGTTGTTCTTGCATCATTCTCTGCATGGAATTACTCACTCCTGCTTCTACATAGTTTAGTAATTTTTCAATCGGCATTACTGCTTCTGCACCTGCTTCTCCTACACCTTTAAATCCACTTGCTGTGCTAAAAATAGTCGGCTTGCTGAAAATAGCTCCTTTTTTATACCAGTCGATAGAAAAATGAGGAACGCTTGGTGGATTCAAGCTAAATTCTCCCGTAATTTTAGGATGTGGCAATTTTAAGTTTGGCAGTTTCCAATCAAAATCGAAAAATCCTTTTATCTTATCAATTGCAGATTTCACAGCATCTTTGGCCGCATCGATTTTATCTGTAATGCTGTTTTTTATTCCGTCAAATGTACTGGCTACTGTGTTCTTTGCGCTTTGTATAGGATCTATAATATATTTCTTTAGTAAGTCAAATCCAACATTTACAACACCTTTTATTTTTTCTACCACATTCGATGTTTTTGTTTGAATCGAATCCCATGCCCCGGACACAATGTCATTTACTCCATTCCATATATTCGATGCCACTTCCGAGATCGTCGAAAACACACTCCCGATAAATTCCGAAATTGCATTCAATTTATCCGAAACTTTTGTATAAATAGATTCCCACGCTCCGATTACAATCTCTTTGCAATTTTCCCAAATAAATCTAAATGGAAGTGTAATAATTTGCCATGCTGCCGAAATGATTTCTCCAATTACCATAAATGCAACCTGTATCACATTCCCAATTGTTGTAAATACATTCGATACCGTTTCGATAATCTCAGAAAACTTCGTTTTTACCCCTTCGATAAAATCTCCAATCCCTGAAACTTCTATCAATGATGAGAAAAATTCTGCAATCCCTTCTACAAATCCTCCCAGTAATCCTTTTACGGTTTCCCACAAACCGCTGAATACTTCTGATATACCTCCAACGAAAGTATCTAGTCCGCCTTTTGCTTTCTCTAAGTCTCCCGTAAATACTCCAACAATAATCGAGCCAACTCCCGATATGATGTCTATCAGCCCTCCAATAATCGTAATTACTGGCTCGATCGAGTTTAAAATAGCG